ACATTCTCAAGAGAGAATCCGTTGTTATTGAAACGGTCTGCGTCAAGTATGCCATTTGCTGTTGTATCTAGTACGCCTTCATTATCCATTACTACAAAGTTAACGCTGTCTAGTTGGAAATCTGGGAAGTAAGAGGCAAAGCTTTCAATGCTTGTCTCACGAATGTTGCTGGCATTTGGTTGAGCAGCATTTACTTTACGCTCAAACTGAACGCCCCAGTATAGACCGGTATCTACAGTTTGATTTGGTGCAGTTCCTCTTGTAAGATTTTCACGGAATGGAACTGGCATTTGAACTGTGCTATAGAATGGATTTGCTACAGAATATCCTGTTGGGCTTACTGCGCTGAATGCTTGAAGTGGAGCAGAACCAGATGTAACTAAGTGAGCTGGACCACGGAAACCAACTGGAAGTGCTGTTGGATCTACGTCTGAAGCATCAACTGCATCAGCTACTTCTACACGGATATATTTGGAATTGTTAGCGTAGTTACCAACGGTTATTAATCTTGCATCTCCATCGTTTGCATCAAAGTTATAGAATGTGCTGTAGTCACCAATAACACGAGCAATATAGTTTGGAGATGTTGGGTCTAGAGATAGACCACGATATGCCTCAAGAACCACTTTCTTCTTATCGTTATCTGCGAAATCTCTTACAAGGAGATCAAACGTGCCGTAAAGATAAGAATCGGAAAGGCTTGGAGCGATATTTTCTATAGAAATTTTAACCTTATTGTTTGCATAAATGCCATCATCTAGAGAGTGAATGCGGAAAAGGTTAACTGGTTTGCCACCAAACTTTTGAGACATAACCCATGGGCTCTTTGGTGTGCGGTAACGATCTTCAAAGTTTTCATAGTTAGGAGCAGTTGTAGTTCCTACGTTTCTTACTTGTGAACCGGTAACTAGGAATGCAACGTTTTCATATCCAGAAGTTCTGAGTGCATTAACTTCTGTTGAGCTGCTTATTACGTTTGCACCTGTTACTACAGCTAGAGTTGGATGAATAACCCAATCTGTTTGCAAGAGATATCCAGCTTGTTCAAGCTTAAGTGGATCTCTATTCATGATATTGCCAAAGTAGTTAGGAGCAGTTATATCAAAAGATGCTGTAACTATATTTGGATATGCTGGATCGGTATTAATTTGACCAGAAACGAACATTACGAATTCTTGCAATCCATTTGCATTTCTAACAGAACCGGTTACGCTATGAGCATCAGCGGTTCCAGCAGCAAAAGCAGAAGAAAGATATAGTTGAGTTCCAGAGGCAGCGAACAATATACCACGAACTACTGGAACGCCAGAAGAAGGCAATCCGGAATCTGTAAAGACTGAGGAGCTGACAACTGTATTTCCTCCTGTGACTTGATATTGACTCATGAAGGCACCGAGGAAATAAGTTCTACCTAGTCCATTGCCTGCAATAGCATAAGCATTGTTTCCTAATGCACCGCCGACGCCATCATCACCTTGTGGTAGTTGTTGACCTACTACGAAACCAGCGCCATTTACTCTACCTCTTGGAGCAGAGGTTTGTCTTTGGCTGCCGTCACCAGCGCCAAGTACACGAATAAATGTAGCAGCCTGAGCATTTCTTAACCATTCAGCAACACCTAATGGGCCATTATAAACGTTATTAGTTGTTTCTCCGAATGTTGCTATAAAATCATTTGTAGTTGCAACTGTTACAGGAACGAAAGCTGGACCTGCGATTGCAGTTCCGATAATACCTGCCGGAATTCCGGAAGGTTGTATTGCCGTTGGACCTGTCAAATTTATGATTCTTGCTGAAACACCGGCTGATTTGAATGATATTTGTGTCATTGTTGTTATGCCTTTTCTATATTAAACTCTCTTGTATTAACTATTATTATCAGCCGAATTGAACGCCTGCTCTGGTGATAATAAAGTCAACTGCGATAAACTCAACTGCCTTGACTGGAAGTAAGTAAATCTTCGCATTCATTCTATTATTTTCACGATCTAGTTCTGTGTTGTTTGTGCCATCACATACAATCTTGAACTGTCTAATACCGCCACGGGCTTGAACTAGGGCTAACACAGGAGAAACCTTGCTAACAAATTCGCCATATAGAGATGGTGTTAGTTGTTCCCAGATTAATCTGTTGCCGATATCAATAACTTGACGTTGAACGTCCATAACCATGCGTTGAACGTTAATGCTATCAAGAGATGTTTGATCGCCATCAAGTGTCTTTTGTGCGAAGATTACATAACCTTCATTTGGGAACTTAACGATTGGGTTAACTCTTACTTGATATAGCTTCTCACGTTCATTTTGATTAACTCTTGTTCTTGTAAGAGTTACGAAGTTGAGTGCTGCACGATTGAAACCGGCTGGAGCAAACCATGGATAAGCAACCTTATCGTTATAACCGATTGCTGCTATAGATGCAACAGAGGCTGGTACTGTTACTCTCTTTCCACTTTGTGGATCTGGGATTACAACATCTGGGAAGTATGCTGCTACGAAGGTATTGTTCAAAGCACGGCTATCAAAGCTATCAGCGGTGTTTTGAACGTTAATGTAGCTTCCTGTGCCTGTTGTTGTGCCGTCAAAGATTCTTGTTCCAGCAGAGTTATAGTTTGGTACGTCCATTGCATATAGAGCCAAGCCGTAGTTTGATACTGCATCAGAAGCATAATCAGTTACGAATGGTTCACGTTGTCCAGGTAGTGCCAAGAGATTGATGTTGGAAGCGATAGGATTTGTAATGATATCAGTTGCAACTCTGTATGAGTTAACTTGATTGTTTGAAATACCAACGCCGTTTTGATTGTAGTCAAATCCTGGGCTATCATAGCTCTGATGGGCGCCGCCATAACCACCTACACCATTTTCAGTAGATGTTGAGCGATCATCAAAGTTTTGTGCGTGTTGATCTAGGATATTGACGCCATCAAAGCCGCCATACATGAATACTGTAAACTTGGCGAAGTTGTTGAATTTGTTGAACTGGATTGGTTGAGTGCCGCTGTGAACAAGGCTTGCAAATGTTAGCTGACTACCAGAAACGCAGCTACCAGTTACAGTATAATCAGTTGGATTCACTACACCATTACGAACGTATACAGCGTTTTTCATCTGAACGTTGACGGATGATGTAAGATAGTTAAATCCTGTTGAACCTATTGATACACGTGCTAGTGTAAACTTGTTATCATTGAAATCATCAGTTGAAGAACCGGTTACTAGTACGTCTAGCTTGTCAATACCAACAAATCTTGTAAATGATTGAATTATTCTATTTGCTTCGTTGTTGATATTTGTATTTAGAACATTGTTATTGTTACGTTCAAACTTTACGCCCCAATATAGTCTTGCGTCTGTTATTTCTTGTGGACCTGGTACAGTAACAAGACCGCTTCCAGATACGGCACCACGAGTTACTTTGAAACGGAATGGAACTGGTGGTACGATTGCACCTTCACAACCATATGTTGACGCTGAACCGCTACCGGCTAGACGAAGCTCGCCAGCAGAACCGCTTACGTCTACAAATGTTGGATTTGTATTCAATGCTTGCAAACCACGGAAACCGAATGGTACAACTGTGCCAGGAACCATCTTTTGCTCTACCATATCATTCATTACTACACGAATGTAGTTGGATTGATTTGGATACTTGCCAGAGCGAATGATGCGACGGTCATTTGGGTCTTCTACGTCAAAGTTATAGAAAGCTTTAGCATTGCCGATAACTTTAGCGATATATTTGTCGCTATCTGGATCAAGGGTAAGATCGTTGAACTGTTCAATGACAGCTTGATTGTAGTCTGTGTCGTCAAACTTACGTACTGTTAATGAGAATGAACCATATGGGTATGTTGGGTTTGTTGAAGCGACGATGTTTTGGATAGAGATCTTAATCTTATCGTTAGAGTATACGCCGTCGTCAATAGCTTCAATATGGAATAGATCATATTCTGTTGAGCCATATGGTTGAGAGATAAAGCTTGGTGTTTTTGGAGTTTTGAAGCGAGTGTCAAAACGACCGAAAAGTTCTGCGAATGGAGTAGAAGACAAACCTGATGTGGTAGAAGTATTGCCAGAACCGGAAGCTATTAGAACACCAGAGACAGTATTTTGAACAACTGTTGCAACTTCATCATCAACAGCAAAATCTGCATAAACATAATGTTGTTCTTGCTCAAACTTAGCTGGATCCGTATTGAGAAGTTTTGCAAAGTAAAGATCAGATGTTGGGTTGAAGGAAGCGGATAGAATTCTGATGCCAGACAATCCATCTGCGCTTCCAAATGTTGAACCAAGAGAAGTAGAGATTACAATCTTGAAATATGGTTCTTCGCTATCTGCTGGTGTAGAGTATACTGCAACGTCATCAAGCAATCTATTGAATGATTCGCCAGATCCTGACATAATCATTATACGTGAACCAGATGCTGCAAAGATTACGCCACGAACAAGATTTACAAATCCTGTACCATCAGCAGCGTCTGGGAAGCTGTCATTGTCTGTGAACATTGGCAAACCAATGCTTTGATCTGCTTGCAATTCATGACGTGCAACCAAAAACTGAACAGAACCTACGCTACGATTTCCGGTGTTTGCTCCGACTGTACCACTAATTTTAAAACCAGCATTTCTAACAATTCCGGCAGTTCTTGTTGCATCAATATCGGTGCCTGTTATATTTGCACCAGCGCCTAATACTCTTACGAAAGTAAGAGCATTGCGATTCTGTAAAAACTTATCTACTGCATATGGAACTGGAAGTTTTGGATCATATCCTCCAAACTTTGTTACGAAATCGGGAAATGATCCAATTGTGTATGGAACGAATGCTGGTCCCTTAAGGGAAGCACCTACTAAACCAGCGGGAATACCAACCGGACCAGCAGTTCTTGCGGTTAGATCGATTTCACGATCAAAAAAGCCTGGAAAATTAAAAAGTTGTTGTGGCATTGATTTAATCCTTCTTATCTAGATACGATATAGTTGCCGATTTCTTTTTCTAATTAGGGTCAACTATCCTACTCTTTCCTGTTTATTTGGATGATATTAAATATTCTTCTAAGGTTTCAATATCAGAAGCAGCAAACACAGTTTCCCCCTTCTTTTGATTGGTATCTAAAATAGATACATACTTATGACGCTTTTTTCCCGTTAAGGGATCAAATAATGTCTTATTTACAGCAAATCTTTGTTGTGTTGTTGGGGTCTGTGTGGTTTCTGGTGCTGTATTAATATCAGTCAGAGTAAAACCGCTATGAACCGTATCTTTCTGTGGCGGTCTTTCCAAATGATCTTTTGGTTGAATATCACCGGCTATAGCTACATCAAATACTATATTTGGGCAGCTAATCCATCTTCTTACTGGAACTGCATTCGTTGGGGCTTGCGCTACTAACAAATATCCCTTTACTGCAATATTAAAAGTATATTTTATAAGACGCTCCTCGCCTTCAAATTGATCTATGTTTTCTCCATTACTAAAACTATCTTCAGTATATGCTAGAAACCAATAGCCTTTATCTGTTTCAAGCTTATGACCACGAAACTGTGGTAAAAAGCTGGTCATATACGTCTGCATAAGATAGGTCATATGCTGAGTATAATTTGTCCAGAATACTACCTCATACTTCGCAGTAAAGAACTGTGGTTGCGGAATTGTTATAATCTCGTATATATTGTTTGCAGATATACGATTTTCTAATAAGCCGCCTTGTGTTACTTCTAATGTATTTGCATCATCTCCAGTTGGACGTGATGAAGTAGGTAAACCAGAAAGAATGTTCTGTAAATTTTTCAATCCTTGTTTGTTAACAAGGTTTTGATAGTCTCTATCCTCTGGAGATAATTGTCTTTTAATGGTTATAACGCCGGTTCTAGCGTTCATACCACGTGTGTATATGTCGTCAGGAGTTTGTTCTATGGAAGTTCTTCTGATAGAGATAGCTGGCAATATAAGAACCTTATTCTTATCTCTCGGTGGCTTCAATCTCTTCGCTAATGCAAATCTTTCTCCAGTAGCAAAGATAACATATGGTTTCTTTATGTTTTGTGGACCCTTGTTTGCACTTACCATATAGGTGTTGAAACCAATGGTTTTATCAAACAAACGATGAATTGCTATGTCGATATCTTCAATACCAACTGGCGGTATTGTGAAGTCCAAAGAAGGAGAATTCTCATAGCCACTATCAAGATGGTCTTTAGGATTTCTTGGGTCTTGTGGTATGTTTTGACGAGTTACATTCTCTTTTGGATCAGCCATATATCTAAATATCAGTCTTCGTTATAGATATCTACTGGTTCCACGTATGTTGGGCTATTATTATCAAAAGAACTTGCTTCATCTGGCTTATGTGTAGGATCTGGTTCAGAATCTACGTTAATAATACGAGCTCCTTCTTCCAATGCTATTGGAGCCATATCTTCTGCCAATCTTTCACGCATCTGACGACGATCAAGAGTCTCCCCTTCAATGTTCTCCGTAAGACCACGTTGTTGTTGCCAAACTTTGGTAACGTTGCTATCCATATACTTAACGCCTTGATCTTTAAGCATCTGTTTAAAGATATTAACGTCAAATTGTCCTTTACGTGCTACTTTGCCTTCTAATTTATAACCGGTTGTATATTCTACTTGACCGTATATGTTGTTAATAGGGACGAAAGTAACTAACTCATATAGTTGGTCGCCATAAAGGAAGAAATCACCTTCATTAAGATTATAGCCCTTATCTAACAAATCACGAGCTTGAACAAATAACTCAAACTTATTGACTTGCTCATTACCAAACTGATTCCATTTTGTTTCCCAGTTAGGTTGACCTGCCAATACGTCTAATCTTATTGGGTTCTCAAATATTTTCTCTATAGCCTCTTCATAAACAGGATGAACCTGAGTTTTCATGGTAGAGATCGGATAATAGATTATCTGTTGGCCAATAACATCTTTCACTACCTCTTTGGTAATGTCATTGATAAACTGAATCTCTCTACTTGTTATGAATAAACGGCTCATATTCTGTTCTCTCTTCTTCTAATTGGTAGCGTTCCACTTATCAAACAATAGAGGGGGACTACCCAATAAATAGTTTCCAGCCACGAACACTCTTAAGCTTGCCCTTATATACTTTATATAAACTACTGCTATCTAATCCATGCTCTTTGGCAAACTCATTCAAGTTCTTAATCTGATCATATACAACTCCATCCGGAGATATTAACGGAGCCTTGACTTCAATCTCTTCCATCTTGCGTTTGTTATATTCTTGTATATTCCGTATACTCGCATCATCCATCTTCTTCTTAAAATCTGGATCTTCCGCATACTTTTTATTTATACGTTTTGCTTTCTCAGATGCAATCGTTTGATACTTCTCTTTTAACGCCGCATCCTCTTTCATTCTCTTACGAAATGTCTCACGACCCTTCGGTTGATGTTCTAAAAGATTTTTAACCGTTTTATCTTTATATTCGGCGTCTAACATCAATTCCTTGAAAACACGAGATTGCTGCTCTCTACGTTCCTCATTGCCGTCCCAAGAACGTATATGACCTATACGCTTTCTCTCTTTGACCTCTGGAACTGATAGGGCTTCCTTTAAAGCTTTCTCTCTCTTCTCTCTAAACTCGGGATCTTCCCAGTTCTTCTTTGAAGCAGCAGATATCCTCTTCTTCGTTTCTTCGGGAAGCTTTGCTTTATATCCCTCTCTACTAACTGCC